CCAAAAAAAGGTGTAGAAGAAATTACACTAGAAGACGGCAGGACAGTTACTATTAATGACTTTTTTGATGAAATGAGAGCTGACTTAGTAAAAAGAAGTAAAAAAGATTACAAAGGTAAAAACAAAGTTGTTTTTGGTTATTACTGCAAAGACGAAAATGGAGATTATTATTTAGGATATGGACAACATTAAATTTATAAACAATTTAGAAAAATTACTTAAAGAAAAAGAAAATAACTATGGCAGCTTTGACCATACTAGCCAAGTTTGGGCTAATTATTTGTCAGATATTCTTTCAATAGAGAATAATAAAACAGTAAGAGTACCTGTAAAAACTTTTGGAGTAATGATGATTTTTTTAAAATTATGGCGAATTATGCAATCTAAAGAATTTAAAGGTGATTCTTTTTTTGATATTGAGGGATATGCAGAACTGCTAAAAAGGTTGGTAATCAATGAAAAAAACAAAAAGTAAAAGACCTATGACTCCTAAAATGTTGAAGCTATTGCAATATATTAGGAATTATAGTACAAAATATGGATATAGTCCTACATTCACAGAAATGTGTCAGGAATTGGGCTATAAAAGTAAAAATTCTGTTTCTTCTTTAATAAAGAAACTAGAAGAACGAAATGAGCTAAAAAGAGATTATGTTGGCTACAGTAGAAATATTATATTAAATGAAAAAAGTAGAAAAAATATCTCAGTTTGAAATTACAGCTCATATAAAAGAAATTTTTGAAGGTGAAACTATTGAGGAAGCTACTCAAAAAGCTCACCAATCAAAGATACCTAGTGAAAATGCTGAAATATTAGACACCGACAGCAAGTTCATTACAGGTAATATTAAAAAAATCGGTGCGGAGAGTGAAAACTCTAATGTTGAGCAACAGTAATACTAGACTCTACAAACAGCTAGAGCAGAACCATAAAAAGATTATGAATGGTCAAAAAAGACGACAATGTGTTCATAGCTTAGATGCTGTTAAGGAATATGTTAAAACATATAGAAGAATTGTAGAAGCTGAAAATAAAGATGCTATATTTTTATATAGCTAAGTAAATTATATTAAAAGTTGTATAAACTTTATAGGGATAATATACTCTTTTTTAAAAAAGGAAGGAAAATATGAAACTATCAGACAATGGCAAGTTCAATTTTGAACAAGACAAACAATTCTATATTAAAGTTGGAAAGAAAATAAAAGAAGCAAGAGTAACTAAGGTAAATGAATTTACAGGAAAAGAATTTAAAATAACACAGACCAAAGTTGCTGAAGCTATTAAAACTACCTTTCAACAAGTAGGCAAATACGAAAAAGGTGATGACAGAATACCTTTAATTAATTTATTTAAGATTAGTAAATTTTTAAATAAACCAATTGATTACTTTTTGGAGGACTAATGTTTATACCTGTAGAAGAAAAACTTAAAAAAATTATACCTGATTTAAATTATAGAGATGAATTTGAACATTATAAATCTATCTTACCTAAGATGATAGCTAATGGTCATAAAGCTCATCAAACAATATCTGGATATGATAAATGCAAACCTGAGATAGAAGCATTTAGATGGTTTGATGGTATTAATATTCCTATTCATGGTTATTGTGATTTAAAAGGTGATATTATTATTGAAGATAAATGCAAGTTTCCAAGAAAAGGTAGAATAAAAAAAGATGGTACTAGGTCTTGGACAACTGCAAAACTACCAGAAGAAAGACCTGATCCATTTCATTTATTGCAAGTAGATTTTTATTGGTCAGTATTTGAAATGCCAGTTTATCTTTGTTATATCAATGAGGAGTCCTTCAAGGTATTTCATGCTGATAACTGCGAAGAATTAAAACCAGAAAATATAAAGAAAAGAATACCAATCATTATTCAAAAATGTAAAGTAAGACAAAACTTACTACAAATTAGTAGTGATCCTCAAATTATAAAAAATTATATCCAACCTAACTTTGATACATATTTTTGGAGAAATGATTTAGATGAAAATTATCTCAAAGATGCTAAAAAATTTTGGGGATATTAATTTTTTCGAATCACCTAAATTTTTTAAAAAACAGTCAGATCACATTTTGTTACAACGTCAATGCTAACTA